CTGTCGTGCGTTTGGATTAGCAAAACTAACTTGGTTCTTTCCGAGCAGTCTCACTCGCACAAGTGTCGTTGCAGTCGAATACTTGTTAACAACGTAACCGATTGCAAGGTTTGGCTGTGATACCGCTACCACAGATTGGTCTGCAATGTCACCCACGGCCCCTGTAGCGGCCGAAAGCACACCGACTAGGTCTCCGCACTCAAACGTGGCCGAGGCGCAGGTGGCCTCGTATACGACGTCTGTGCCGATCAGTATTCCAGTGATCGGAAAGTCCGGATAACCGGTGGTTGTCTGCGCGGCAATACGGCCTTGTTGTGCAACGCCCACGAATGATGCGGCAATAGTTGCCTGATCAATTGCGGCCGTGCCCGATCCGGTTGCTGCGCTAAGTGGCACGGCTGCTGTACCGTTCCAATACAGGAAGTCCCCGATGCTAATCTGAGTCGAAGCGGGAACATTCAAAACAGTGGTCGTAACGCCCGATGGCAGAACAAACCTAGAACCACCAAAAGTGCTGCCCATTATTTACTCCTTAGGATCTGAGCCAGTTGAATACGTTGTCGCCAGTGTGAACTTTGCTTTCCGTCATTGGCATCATGCTACCAGACGACTTTGGTTTGCGCGCCTTAGACGCCAGTTTGATGCGCAAAATACAACGCCTTTGCGCTGCCTCAGTCAATGGTTTCAAGTCCTTCAATAAGCCCTCAGTCAGCACAACCCCATTGGCTTTGCAAAACTGCCGTAATCGTCTCTTGCTTTCCATGGCCATTTTGTCCTCGTCGTCTGAGTATTCTTCTTCGGTGTAGTCATCTTCTGCTTCAATTGCCAATTCGTCGTCGGCTTCGTCCACTGGCATATCGTCGGCTTCAGGCATCATTTCATCTTCGTCGTTTATTGACTCATCAATATCCCAATTGCCTGACTTGGCTGCAGACAAAGATTTTTCGGCGTCAAAACACTTTTGTTTTGAATCCGACAGCAAGTTGCCAATATCATTCAAATACTTCTTTAATTGTTTTCCGGGAACATGGTTGCTCAAATTCGACACTATCATTGAAGCATCATGCAACTTCTGCCTAGCCTCAGAAGCTAGGCTGTCTGCCTTTTGGACCAACGGCTTAACCTTGGCAGCGTACTCTTGCTTGCCGGAATCACCCGCTTCAGTCATCTCTTCTTCCGAAGGATCATCCACGGGCATATCTTCAGCTTCGGTCATTATTTCATCTTCGTCGTCAGGCATAGTTCCCTCTCCTGCCCAAGTAGGATCGGTCTCCATAGTATGAATTTGCATGGCCAGCGTGTCTAACGCTCCACTAGCTGCATACAACACTCTATTTAATTCTGCCGTTATTTTTGCCCCTAACGATCCTTTTATTTTTTGTCTAACAGTTGCGCCCTGCGCCTTTGCGGTCTTTATAGCTTCTTTGGCTTTACTTACGTTAGATGTAATTTCCTTCATAATAGGGCCTAATATGCCCCCTGAAGCCTCGGTCATTTCTTCGTCTTCTACAGGCATATCGTCCGCCTCAGTCATTATTTCATCTTCGTCGTCAGGCGTGTCTGCCTCCTTAGTGCGCTTAGTCTTTGAAGACTTTTCCTGAGCAAAGAATTCTTCTACTGCTCTATCACCAAATTTAGCGCGAAGAATATCTCCGATCATTGCCTGCTTGCCGCCCACTTCACCAGCCGTGTAATTTTGGCTTTTTATTTTGCCACCAGTATTGTTGATATGATAAGCAAGGACTTGCTTTGTAGTAGCGTTTTTCAAAGAATCCTGAAACCTTTTGATGGCGTCAAAATCTGTTGCTTCTTTCATGCTTGCTCCCTTGGATTCAGCGTGTGTAATTATAGAAGATCCGGTTTCGGATTTTTCGTACTTGGCCACGATTGCGCCGCTACCTTTGCGCAATACGACGCCAAAGATCGTGTAATCCTTGCCTTGCTCGTCGTCTTTAATTGGCGTCGATTTTAGTTGACTTTTAACCCAAGCAATTGCCTTTTCTTTGCTACCGGAAACAGATTGCTCTTTAATTGTTTTGGGGCCAGTCTTGCCGTATGGCCCACCAAAATCTTTATAAATTTTGCAAACAAACGTGTCTGAAGAATTGGCTTCTTTAACTTTCATGCGTGCCTCGCGCAAAGATTTAGTGGTGGCTGGGTCTGCCACTAAATCGACGTGGCGAACCTCTACGATTGAGCTTACCACAAAGCAACCGTCTTTATCCTCTTGGCCGTCGCCTTGCGCATTGTGGGACAGGCCAAACGTGTCGTTCATGTCGTTGCGTTCGGCGGCCTCGCAGATACGTTCAGCCATCGGGTGCGACTTGAGGAACATCAGGTCGCCGTAGAGCCCTTCGCCTTCGACGTACTTGACGTTGATCAGTTTGCCAAAACGATCTTCTGCGTTGCGAACGTCGCCCGACTCAGCCGGGTGATTGATGTTTACCTTGATGCCTTCATACAGGCTTTTGGCTTTTCGTACCGCTTCGGGCAGATACTTGCGGTTGTTGTCGCTGACAAGACCTAGAATTTTGACGCCACGAATGATGCCTTCGTCTCGATCCACCTCCATGCTGGCGGACGATGCGACTGCCTCAATTGTGTGAATGGTTCGTGCCATATGACCGTTGTACTCCCATTGCAATGGCTATGTCAACTTCTGCGCCTGTTTTTGCCCCGTCTGGCTTTCATTTTGGCTCGCACTAGGTCGGCAAACCGTGCCCCGGCTGACGGCCTACGAGGTTTCTTTTTGGGCTCTACACGGCGGCCTGTTACAGGCTCCGCTGGAAGATATCCGTATGTGGTAATTTGACGGTGCAACTCTGATCGGTCAGCAATAATGTCGCTGACACGTTTGATTCTGTCAACTCTGCGCCGTGGTGTCTCTGCGACTATTTCGTTGTGGGGCAACAGCGTTCCAGTTTGTGGGTCAACCATTGATGCCCACCTGAGTGGTTCTCCGGGTTGCAGCTTTTGACGGGCTGCGGCCATACGACGCGCGCCTACGGCCCAACGCCTTTCCGCTTCGCTGGCGTGATCAAACCATCGGTCGTATGTTCGTGGATCGGGGATGACTGACCCAGCAACGTCGGCGAATAATGCTTTGAGTGCGGGATCATCTTCTACCGCTTTAGAAGGCTGCATGACCGCTGATAATGTGCATCGGCAATTATACGCAACGGATCCATCTTCCTCGATTGGTGGTCGTGGCATTTGAAGCATAGACGGCTGACCGGGCTCCGGGTTGCGATAATAGATTGTGCCGTGGCGCGCCGCATGGTGTGGGCGAACTCTCCAGTCTAGGATTGCGTGAATTTGGTAGCCAATGACAAGTGGCCCAAGATTCTCGTACATGGCTAGAGTTGCTTCGGTCGATGCGCGTAGTGATTCCGTGCGTGAAATCCTTCGGGCCGATGTCATGACATTATCGACTACTGGTGCCAGCCGCGCAGTCAATTGTTGTACCGATTCGCCTTGGAGTAGCGCCAGCGACACCTGTGCGGCTAATACGGCAGGCGGTGCCAATTCCGATTGAGAAGCCAATCGTTGTTCCCAGCTTGTGCCGTGTGTTGGCGAATAGACGATGCGATTGACATCTTCCTCATCATCGTTGGGGAGCAGCATCGCTTCGATTTGTGCGCGCTCGGCTGGAGTAGCACGGCGGCCCTCAGTTACCGGCACAATTGTCCTGTTGGCTACGTTGGCTCTGTTGCCTGCCAACGCCAGATTGATGTATTTGACTGGCACTGATCCAACCAAGTCTTTGGCAGTCTGTATGCGCGATTGCTTTACGATGCGTCTAAGAGTGTCGCCTGTGCCAGCAATTGCAGTTTTATTAATCTCGGCTAGCAAGGAGGCCAATAGGTGTTGCGCGTTAAGATTGATTGGCCGCTCTGCCAATAACGCCTGAATCTTTTTCCAAATCGCCCGAATCTTTCTGTCAATAATATCAGCACGCTGGTCGGATTGAACCAGCGTGTCCACGCGCATGATTCCTTGTCGAGCCGCTATGCGTGATGAAACGTAATTCATAGCCGATCCCTGATCGTGAAGTCGCTTGCTTCTTCCGTGTTTTCTTCTGGCTGATCGTCTTGTCGATTTGGGGCAACCTGCG